ACTTGATCTCCGACTTGAGCTCCGACTTGAGCCCAGACTTGATCTCTGACTTGAGCTCCGACTTGAGCCCTGACTTGATCTCTGACTTGATCTCTGACTTGAGCTCCGACTTGAGCCCAGACTTGAGCCCAGACTTGAGCTCCGACTTGAGCCCTGACTTGATCTCTGACTTGAGCTCCGACTTGAGCCCAGACTTGAGCCCAGACTTGAGCCCAGACTTGAGCCCAGACTTGATCTCCGACTTGAGCCCAGACTTGAGCCCCAGTTTTCTTGCCCATTTGCTTCAATAGCTCTTTTGCAAAATAAACACCGTACTGGATACCCAAAGGACTGTCTACAATGACCGTAATAGGTTCTTTTAACTTTGCGATATGGTACATCCAATTAATGCCTTCACGCACGGCCTTTTCGTTGATGTCGTCACTGGACATAAGAGCATACTCAATCCATGATTCACGAACAGCTTTTAGCAATCGTTCTTGCGACTTTGTAAGTGACTCGATCATGACTTCTCCTTTATACGTTTAAGTGTTCTGATGTACGCCGCATCTGCCTCTTTAAGTCCGTTACACCTTCGGTGGAGTAGCTGTATATTGGCCACTTCACTACCGCCGCCATCAGCCATAGCAATCTTATGATCAAGCACAATGTCCATAACGGCATCAAGCATTTTACTGCAATAGCTACACACATCACCATCCCGGGCTAACAGAAGCTCGATCACCATCAATCTATAGTTCGTTCGGCGTTGTGGAAAATTCGATCGATACTTATATACAGACTTGGGTCGTTTCGTGCGGTTCCATTTTCGCACGGCCTCATAATGTCTAAGCCGGAATCCTGAATCTGTGTGGTAGCGTTCTCGCTGACGCGCATTTTTGACCGCTGGATCTTTGGACGGCATAGTTCAATCGAAAACGCGTTGCATCATTTTAGTAAATGGATTGTATTCTAACTTCTGCGTTACTTTGTAAATACCTGGCTGCACAATCAAGTCATTGTGTCGATTCACCGTCTTTTGGTGTACAAGCTTACCGGGCTCGAATAGACGTAGATAGAGTTCTGACGTGTCAGTGGTCAACACTTCAAACTTCTTGGATTCTAAAACATGGTGATGACCAGTTTCGCTATGACCGACGATGAATAGATCGTGTACGGCTTTGCTACCCTTCGGTAGTTTATTGACTGGAAGTAGTGTAACTTCTCCGTGTCTGATTGCTTTATTCATATACTTCCCCTTGTTATATAACCTTTAAAAATTTACAAACTGTCACCACTACGCCGACTGACAGCCCCGCGCAGAACATGACAAGCAGCCACATAATATATTCGCGGTGGCTTAGTCGGAGGCCGGTGTTCTGTAGGCTCCGTCGATAGCCTTTCAAAGCCCACCCTCAGATTTTCTAGCGTCATTCTGTTTTCTCCGCCTTGTTTCAGCAACTTCTTGTAGCTGCTCTTTAGAAAAGGTTGCAAAGCCCTTTGGCTTAGAAGCGGCCTTGCCACCCAACTCACCTATCCGTTTATAAAAATCTTTGCCATATTTCTTTAGATTCGTAGCTTTCGTCTTCTGACCTCCAGCCTTATTTCCACTCATCCATACTCCTAAACTTCCAAATACTCTTTAACGACACTGGCATACAGTTCTAACTCTGTTTTTCGTAACTTTTTTCGGCAAATGACAACGCAAACAAATACGCTCAACGACCATCGTCAAACTCCCGCGTACCGTCATCCTCATGGCCCATATACACAAAATTCCACAAGCCACCACCTACGTGATTCGAGACAATTCGGTAGCCATCCTTGCGTAACTCATGAATACGGGCTGCGTAACGATAGCAAACTTTATTGAGTTCAAAATTACTGACTGTTCGTTTCGTCTTAAACAAAGTTAAGATTTTCTTAATCTGAGCCTGCTTGTCATTAAGCGGCAGATTTTGTTGCACCATATATCCCCCAAGTGTTTAATACGGAATGTCGTCTAAATTGATTGGTTTATCGACATCCACATCAGACGGATCAGCCATCGTCTCAATCACCTTGTCACGTTCTTCCCACTCCGGTGTCGAAACGATCTTAGCTTTCATCTTGTCAGAAAAAGCATTAAAAACTTCCATATCTGGATTGGAGATGTCGAAGGCCACCAAATCGTTTACGCCATTCGGTTTAGTACCCTTGTAGCTCATAATGGCGTTCACATTTGCGTACTGGCCATCTGACGAATGTACAACCTGGAGCATGCAATACGTGCCGAGCACATTGTTAAGGTCGAAACCTTCCAGTTCTTGCTCAGTAAACTTCTTACCTCGCCATGCTTCCAGATCCTTACGTAACTGGGCCTTTTCATGCAAACTTGCTTTGTAAAACTGGCTCGCGGCAAACGGCCGGCCGTCCTGCATCTTGATGTCATCATCAAGAAGTTCCCAGCTGATCATGACTTTCTTCTGCGATTTAGTACCAAACTGACCAGTCGTGGTCTGGGTACCCATGTCAATAACCTTAATGCACCGGCCAACATAGGTTCCTTCCGGCGTAATCTCAAAATCCCCGTTCCCACTCGATTTAACAGTTAAACTCATATAGTTTTCTCCTCATCAATCCACCATTTATCATTTTCGATACGATCCATTCGCTGCTGTTCAAATAGTTCATCTATAAGATCGGCAGCTTGGGCCATAGTCAGATCAAATGATCCGTAGTACTCTAACTTTCTAAGAGTTTCGATCTGCTTGTCGGTTGCCCGGTTGCTCACAATGAGACTCATTCTCCACGATCCTCTTCTGGTTCAGTGATCTGCTCCTGACGGATTGCTAACTCTTGTTCAGATAGAAAAGGATTTTTGTCCATACAAACTCCTTTCAAAATGGTTTCCAATATAACTTGATGCTACCGTCTGTTTCTCGCAGGATTCCACCATCTGCGAATAACGGAACAAATAGATCACCAGGATCATCGAAGTAATCTATACTAATGCTCATACGTCCGCCCCAAATCCCGTAGGTACTTCATGAACTCGTATGCCATGCGGAAGCTAATCAGCACCGCAGATGCACAGAGCCCGTAGAACACCGGCATACTGAGGCTTACATAACCCTTTAGATCGGCGTAGATTACTCCGTAGTTCGTTAACTGTGTACCCAGCCAGGCGCAGGCTTCTATAACTCCTATGCTGACTAGATAGAATCGTTTAATACCATGCCACGTTGAAGTGGCGTTCTCCTTCACTTGTTTTGCTGTCATATATTTCCTTTCAAATTAAAAGGGTAGCCAGGGTGGGGTGGCTACCCGTTGGTAGAGTTGATGGCCGCACTTAACTAGTTCCCCGATCGGAAGGAACTAAACCGCGTGCGACTGCTTCAGGCATCAACTCCCTGCCGAGCATGAGAGTTTGTACTCTACTATTTCATGCTCAGGAGGGAACGTATCATTTTCAGCCTGTCATGTAGCCTCCAAGTATCTTTCAACCCACAGAACTTTATCCTTAGCTATAAAAAATTCTTTACCACTTTTTGTTGTTAGACAGAGCATTTCTCCTTCATCAATTCTAACAACATATCGGATTGTTTTTTTTATCCCTGTAGAAAATTGTATTATTTGTGTGTGTTCAGGAACATTGCCGGCCCATTGTTTAGTTTTCATATTTTTTACATTGCGTTTTAAATATATCGATTGCCTCCATCTCGGAGGAAACAGTTGCCACAAAAATATTGTCTTTTTGGTGGGTGTCGACAAGATCAAAGTTCTCATACTCTTTGTATGTGGCAACTTTGTACTGGTTGTCTTGCAATTGAGTAACTGAAATACTCGTTGTACTGACTAATTTTTTGTCGAGGTACCACCAACGCCAGACTGGTATCTGAGCAGAGGCAATAATTTTTTCTTTCATTTGTTCTTTTTTATCCTTCATCGCATAACCTCCTTTAAAGTAACCAGCAAGACGCTCATAAACTGACCTCGATCGTAGGTGCAGTACCGCGAGACGTTGCATTCAAACTGAACTTGACTAGAGTTTTGTGCTTGCTGGTTATGCTGGCTGCTGCTCTGGTCTCCAAGCCTAAACTCGGCCCATTGAGCCACTTTCGCTGGCACCAACAAACCATTTTCATGATGTGATGAAAATGGTTTCTACCTATTTATTACCATTAGGTGTTGGGGGCTGACATCCGGCCTCAATTATCGCGTTTAGACCATTAATGTGTAACACCGGCGTACGTCTAGTAGCCGGAAGTACTGGAAACTTAACGCCCAGCTTGGCCAACTTTTGCTTGCGTGTTTCTATTGCCTGTCGGGTAACAGCAAGTTCATCTGCTACCCATGACATGTTCATCTGTTTGTTGTGGGCTTCAACCCACTTGCGAACTAACTGTTCGTCCGTAAAAACTGTCATAAACTCTCCTCTTGTTGTGCGATACTTTTACTAATCTAGTTGGGTGGCTACTTGATACTGACTTCTATGTTCGTAGTCCAAACATCGCGGTCTACCAACTTGTAAAGACTTACAGTGTGTTTTATTGGCCCCGATCCTAGTTGACTGCCTGTGGAATCAAGCATGACCCTGTAGCCCGCCTGCTCTAGTTGCTCAGGTGTCTTGCCTTTCATTAAGTGCTTATCCAAGAAACGGTTAACCATTAAGTCTTGTCTAGCGGCCACCTCATGTGCGAGCCTACTCAATGGGCCGTCCTCTATTTCATCGTCCATAACCAATCTCCCTGCTGTTACCCAGCCTATCTAATTAACTATTCCAAGAGGGGGCACATAGCCCCCTTAGCGTTCTGAAAACGCTGTACTTGGCTATTCGTCCGTGGAAGTCGCTGTGGTAACATTATTTTTAATAATGGGCAATATATTAACTCCAATGGCCACCTGCAACTTAGCCGCTAGTACCTCTATATCGAAACGTCTTAGATACCAACTTTCCTCGTATATTTCAGAGCCTTCGGCTTTAATATCAAGTCTGTATACGTCTTCTTTTAGATCAGGCCGTAATTTGGCGATACTAAATGTATATTTCATGCTCCTCCACAGAGGTACCGACTTGGTTACCTCAGATTATTAGTTGATGATTCGCGTTTCCAATCCGCTAAAGGTAGACCAGCTAGAAGCTAGAGATGAGCGACTACAAGCAGTGTCTAGTGTTAGGCCTTAACATAGAAAATACTTGCCCTCACCCCTAGCCTACAGCTGGTCTACTTAGATTGAGAAGCATAGTGCTAGACAGTGGGGTGGAATTGAACCCTCCCGAGCGACGGATATATATTTCACATGCTTACGCACAACACGCCTTAGCCAATCACTATCCAGCACTACTACTTCTCAATCTCTCTCGTAGAACACAGCTATGCGACAGCTAGGCAAGGGGTTCTTCTGTTTTTCGATTCAAATTCTTCAGGTATTCGATACGTTCACCTAGTTGCTTACGCAATTGCTGTGCTGTGGGGTCACTATCAAAGCCGATACCCCAGACAAGTGTTCTGGCCTTATTGGCTTCCTCTGCCTTGATGTCGTTTATAGTTTGCTGAAAGGCGGGTGCCATGTAATCTACGACAATTCCCACTCTGCCCCATTGATAGACCATGTCAAACAAATGTTTGTCCAAGAGGTCGTCTGGATTCATACTTGCATGCCTTCTGGGTACCTGGTCGCTATATTCTCTGGCTTATTTCCCAACGACTCTGAGGATTCACCGCAGTCTTCACACTTCTGTTGTGGTTGATATATTGTCCAATAATCGTAGTCATCATAAGCAGTCTTGACGGTTGCTCTGTGACCACATTTTTCGCATTCGGTGTCTATCCACAAATCGCGTCGGTGTTGGTTGTATCGTTTTACTACTTTCATAAAAGCCTCCTCTCGGTTAACGACTTGGTTTATATAGGTTGCGAGCCAGTACGGATTCTTCTAGTCCGCCCTGATTCCTAACTGCCGCAATGGCTGTGTTCTAGTTTGTGAACTAGTCACACTTAATGTAAATTTCCGCTTCTATCCATTTGTTGATTATTCCGCCAGCATCTCTCAAAACAGGACTTCCACTAGTCTTCTTCCCTGTTTTAGTTTCAACGTATTTAGTAATTGCCATCTTAATTTCATCTTTAGATAAAACCACTTTCACTGTTTCTCCTTTCTGTTCTATTTGTTGAAGGTATAGTGCTAGTAGTAACACTCGTCTAAGCTATCCAGCATAGTTGTTCCTACCATGTCAGCAATACGGAATTCCCCTAGCCGATTTACGACCGTATCAACACCGCGTTACTCCTAGCACAACTACCTTCAACCGTAAAGCACATGATAGGGGAGGCAAGGCATTTCACCTTACATCGTAGATGGTTGCGACTGTTCCAGCATCTACAGCGTAGGCATGGCTTTACGGCACTTCTGGCCTACCAGCAAGGTCGCTTACGCGTATACGTCTATACTTCCGCCATTCCCCACTACTACACTTTACTTGTAGGAGGCATACATGGGACGTCATCTTTTCATCGTTAATAATATGGAAAGTTAGCACTCTTACCATAACTACCAACAAAAGACGCCCCACGGCTGCCTCCTACAAATTGCTACAAACAAAAAAGAAGTACAAAGAACGCCCAAATACTAACCGCTGCGAACAACAGCTTTACTGCGTTAATTATCTGTGTCATGTGTAACTCCTTTTCTGTTTGTTTTTGATAATCTAAATTGTTAAAGAATCATTTACGTACGCTTTCACTCAATTCACCAAAGAGCTGAGGCGTTCCGTTTTGTAGGTGCACTTAATAACCCTGTTACCAGGAAAATTAAGGTTGGTGGACTCCACAGTCCGTCATAAGTCTTCAAGTTAGTGGCTAGTCCAGGCCGGTAATATGACCGCTGGTCACTGCTGTCGCTTGAAATCAGGTTGTTTTACCTGACCGAACCACGGTAACTGAACCATGACCCGGTTGAATGAAAAAACCTACTCGTTTTGAGTAGGTTTAAAGTGTTACTTGGGCTTTACTGGTGGGCGCTGAGGGGCTCGAACCCCCGACCTCCTCGGTGTAAAGTGGGTACTTTTGTTCCTACTCAGGAACGGTTAAATTTTGAATGAACTGTCTCTATACTAGCATTACGGTTACGATATGTCAACGGCAAAGTGCTTGTTTTTTTCCACAGAATGGTGTACATTCTAAGTACGGTAACTGAATTATGATCCGGGGCACTATGCCCTGAATCATAATTGCTCGAAAGAGCAGCCATGACGAAGGGCTTCGCAAGAGGCCCTTTTTCATTTGGCTCATTAAAAATCTATTCAACAGCCCGCAAGAGTGTCGGGCCTAGTGGTGTATAGCTGTGGGGCTTGTGAACGTTTCCAGCGATTAAGTTCGACCCATGACTAGTCACAAGTAGTCGGGAACGTACCCCCGATCCAAGCTCGATACATATACATCACAACACTCCGTATTGCCTCGTGCATAGATGTAGTGGGCGACAGCATATAAAGGTAATCGGTAGTTTTGCGAGGTAAAAGGGTGACACCGTAGTTGTGGTAGCTCCCAACTTGACCCCGGACTCCCTAGGGTCCACCTCGTGCATCTACCGATTACTGGTCGCCCCTCGGACGCTCTGTGCGTGAGGGTAAGAGGTGATACTAAGGAAGGGACTAGGAAAGACAGCGGAGAAGTAACCAACCTCCTGTTTCTTATTTATATGAAACTTTAAAAAATGGTTAAGTGGACTGCGCCTTAGAGACGTATCTCGTGTTGAATAGATCAACGAGGGTTCCCGTAGAGAGTAGCGGGGAGGATTTCTAGTTTCTAAAAACATAAACACATTGACAACAATAAATAATAGTTATGTGATAAGCATCACATTTAATAAGTTGTTCAGGATTGGGGATGTAGAAAATATTACATTGCCACCGTGAAGGTGGAGTTACAAAGCAGTTACTTCATGCCTGTCAGAACGACTGACCTCACTAAAAAATACCTAGAATACATCGAGAAAATAGAGAATCTATCTGTTAGAACTGTGGAAAATCGGCGACATATATTGACGCCATTTTTCAGAGTCCAAACTAAAGAGATTTCAGACCTTACTTTACAGGATATAGACAACTATTTTATTGATCGAAGCGCTCAAGTTAAGCCATCGACAATAGGAGCCGAACGACAAGCGTTCCGCTCTTTCTTTAAGTACTGCCAAGAGTACCTTGAAATGGATATGCAGTTCCGTTGGGAAGTGATCCACCGCAAGAAAGATAAGCCTGGTAGAGTTCGGACCTTCAGCAAAGAAGAAGTCAGTGAGGTTATCGCCGGTTGTAAACATTTGCAGGACAAACTAATTATTGCTCTGATGTTTGAGAGTGGTATTCGTATTGGTGAATTACTCACCATACAAGTTCAAGACATTACAGATGTACAGATTAGGGTCAGGGGAAAAGGTGCGGAAGACCGAGTTGTGTTTATGTCTGAAAAACTAGCTAAGACAATTGCTGGCTACACGCATGCAAAGGGCTATACAAGTGGCTTTTTATTTCGACCAGTACAACAACACTACAACACTGCAAACGACCGCTACACGTCAGCATATGCGGTCAGGGATAGAATCAAAGCAGCTTTTAAACAATGTGGTTACAGTATGCACCCGCACCAGCTCCGTCACAGCTTCGCGGTAAATTGGATCATGGAAGGTGGGGATATACGTACACTCCAAATATTGCTTGGGCATGCAAGCCTTGAAACAACGCAATGGTATCTACGTCTATCTGATAGGCAAACTCAAAATATATACCAACGTGTTTTAACCACGTCTGTCTTTGTTTAATTAGGTACGCCCTTAATAGGGACGGTCGCCCTAGAGAATGTCGATCCTCGGCAAGCTTTTGCACCTGTTTTCGGGAAACCGCCCCTAATGGATGCAAAAGTAAACTGAGGATCGACCTGGACATTGTAGCACACGCCTCAGCTCTAGAAAGGTCACCCTACAAGACAAATGAAAAGCCCCTGAGGTGGGCAGAGGCTTCTCTTTTTGGGTATATACCGGTTTGCCTTCCGGTAAGATCATCGTAGCATATGCATTTTTTGAGGATGTATAGTTAAGAATGTTTTAACACTAGAACGGTAACAGCCCGTTAGCCTTAACATTTTTGTTCTCGTGGATAAGTTTATCCACAACCAGTGCGGCGATACCAAGCCATGCGCCCCATTCTGGCTTTTCTTTAACCAATTGAGCTATTACGGCCGGCACGCCGACTAGAAAAACGGTACGTGCTACGAACTTGGCTGTTTCCCATAATGAATTTTTCATATGTACTCCTTGTATCCGCGGCCAAGCGGCTACTATTATTTAATTGGTCTGCTTAATTCTGCGTCACTTGGTGGACACTCGCTGCACTTACTAGAAGTACCATCGCCACAATTTGGGCAAAGTTTGTTCCAGCGGTTAGACTGTGGGCCGTCTTTAACGATTTCACCGTTGTCCGAGAAACTAAAAATGGGTGCGATACACCCTTTGTACGATGTAAGGCTATTTTCCTGCACTTCAGCAAACCATTTCCAGATGTGTTGTCGTACTAAATCCTTATTTGCCTTCTCCACCCCCTCTCTTAGGTTCATGGCCTCAACATGCGTCAGCATCTTTCCGAGGAGATCTTTAACTTGATTTAGGTTAATCGGAAAATAGTACTTATCTAATCTTTCAGGATTAACCGATGTTCTTATTTCATCTACCATAACTAAACTCTCTTCCTAAACTAAACTTGGCCGCGACTACAAAACTACATACTCTCTCCTTATATCTTCTTCCTTAAATCAAGGAACTGACGCTCTTCCGCTGAGCAACCTTCTTTAGGTATGTGTTTAATCGTGTACTCGTAGAACACCGTCTTCCAGGTCTTACCAACCATGGTGTCGCCATCTGTCCGGCCAAAGGCAGCATTAATGGCTGCAACGTCCCCTGGGTTAACCAGCTGGTCAATCCGGAACTCATCTGTTTCAAAGACACCGTAGTACATGGCATCCTTGAACTCTTTACCGGGAGCGTTCTGAAACCGTTTCAGATCTTCGCCGTAAAAGTATTCATTAATATTTTTACGATCCCCTTCGTTGAATAGCATAGGCTTCTCCTTTACTGTTAATGGATCTACAAATCCCCGGTACCCGTTATTGACATCAGGATGAAGTGGACGGACTCCCCAATGGCAATGCGCTCCTGCTTCTCCAGGAGGCTCTACAAACCCTGTATATCCTGAGAAAGCAATTACTTGACCTTGATTTACTTTTTGGCCAACACTTACTAGTCTTTTGGAGTTATGTAACAACCAGTGTTCATATTCACCTTGAAGAACAATTGTCTCTCCAGCGATGTAGGCTCCAGTGTATTGGTCAGTAGTGCCATTTGCCGATACGGTGATAACACCATCTTCGGGGGCTCGTATTGGAGTGCCGCTGCCACAAATTATGTCTTGCCCGTTGTGACCCTTCATGCCGAACTGGGCGTATATCTGCGGGTTGGCTCCGAAGAGCTGCCCGAGGATTGGATTGTCTACTGGGCAGATCACTTCTTTTGACCCATTTTCGTGACTCTTTCCTCGAGTTGTCTAAGATTTTGCTTACAAGCGTCAAACCCATCTTTCAGGGTGTCGATCGTTTGCTTCTGAATATCGACCAGACTCTCAACTCGTTTTGACTTGAGGTAGGCGGCAACTACACCTGCCAGAATCAGGCTATGGGCAACTGTCGTCCACTGTTCAGCGGTGAAGAGTACCATTTGTTTTCTTTCTTTTCGTTTTCTGAGCCTCAACCTTTTGGGCGGTAATATCTGCTAATTTGCCGTTCAAATTCTTCAAAAATGTAAGAATCTCTGAAGTTACATCAGCCACTCTCTCATGAGAACTTGTATTTTTATCCAGACTATCTTTGATATCCTTCATCAGAAATTTAACAATCCAAACCAGGGCAGTGACAGAAGTAGCTACAATCCCTAATGCGGCAAGTTCAACAGTTCCACCGTTAGTCACGGCACTACCTCCTGAACAAGAGGTAACCATTCGTCATCTCCTACGTAGCGCCAATGCCCTTTGCCGTCAAATTCAATCTGTCTTGATGAAATTCCAGGCGTTCCTTGAGGGCCAATAGGACCTTGAATCCCTTGGGGGCCACGTTCCCCTTGTACTTGTCTGCCATCGACGCCTGGTTCCCCTGTGTCGCCTTTTGGTCCCTGTATACCCTGTGGGCCTATTGGTCCGACGATAGATAGCCCGTCCTTCCCATCTTTACCGACAATGGGTTGAATCGTTTGCAAGACAGCAATTTTTCGGTTAGCTCCTTCTAGCGAATCTTTGGTTTCTTTAAACGCCAAAAATAAAAGAAATGCTAGCGCCCCAATTAGGAGCATCATGAATGCCCAGGAGAGAATCAATAATTTAACAATTCTCTTAGAATGCTGATCAGTCATTTCAACCTTCGCATAGAATAGACGCTTGAACGTTACTATTAGCTGTAGTGACGTCAAATTTAACTTGCGTCGCAGTAATGGAGTTCAATGTACCCTCAAGTACGACTACAACATTGCCGCTGCCATCTTCGCCGAAAAGACGTATAAGTTTAGCGGTAGTCTTCTCTGATTTGGCAAGACCGTTACTTAGGTTGGCGTAAACTGAATCACACTTTTTACGGGTTCCATCTGTCCATCCGGAACAAAACTGTACTCCCTGGAATGCTAGACCGTTAGCAGGAGTAACTTCTACACGAATAGAAGTTACAGGGAAACCTGGCGTGATTGTCTTAGCAGCAGTTCCGGTTGTATCAAAGGTAGTTGTTGTTTCGTAGGATGCCATATATTCCTCCTTCTACACTGCGTTTCCTATACTTGCTAAGGTTGTAACGCCAATTATGTAGCCCATTACGCGGCCTCATAAGTTCCGCTACATTGAAAAAAGTCTCCAGAGGCCCATGTGTGAGGAACCGTGGAGGATGCTGCAGTGGTGTATGTTCCCCAGGTGCCACCAGCTCCCACAGGTCGAAGCTCAATAGTGTTAGCCGTACCGCTTACAAGCATCTGGGCGGTGTACCCGGCAGCTCCATTGTCCAAAAATGATACAGCACCAGCTAAAGTATCATTGGCGCCGTAATCTGCATGTATGGCGATGGGTAAGGTAAATAATATGGCGCCACTGATATTTGCTCCAGCAAGAGTATATTTAATTCTAAAGTGGATCGTTTTACCTTCTTGAGAATATTTTGCATAGGTTATCGCTCCGCCACTGACATTAGTGAAAGTGGGCGTCCAACTAGACCAAGAAGCTAGAAACCCGTCCGATGCTAATTTGCTGGTCGAAATTGCAGCGTTAGAGGCAATGTTAGCATTATCTATGCCACCGTTAAGTACCGCTGCAAGGAGAGCACCTTGGGTATTATGATCTGATGCGTAAACGATGTTGCCAGAGGCCACGTCATTGTTTACAAAGTTAGACACTGGTTGCTTGTCGCAACACCGTCTTTAGTCATTTAGATTATACCATAAGGAATCTTAGACGTACTAAACTAGCCTGTGGTATACTTTGAATACGTGACAGGCGTCCAGAGAGTTGATTGAATCAACTCTCTTTCTTTATTGGATGGTGGAGCTACGGAGAATCGAACTCCGATCTGACGCGTGACAGGCATCCGTAATAGCCACTATACGATAACCCCTATGGGATACCGCACTTTAGTCGGGGTTATTATAGCACTAGTAACCATTTGCAGCCAAGGCGCCGGCTAAATCGGTAGGATCTGCTTGTGCACTCTGCGGATTAGCAAAGCGCTGGAAGAGTGAAGCAAGGGCATTGAGCTTGTAGTTAATTGTCTCTGGGTCGTCAAAGGTTGAGGGCAAAAGATCTTTAAAACGTTTCTCTTCGTCGGCATTAATCGCGCCACCCGAGCGAAGACGTCCAATGACATCTGTTGCGTTGGAAATGGCGGCTCCATATGAACCCGTACCAGTAAGTGACCGTGTAAAGCTTCCACCTGGCAGAGAGGCAAGTTTTGCCGCATTGGGCTTTGCAGATAGAGTCTGTTGAATGGTTGCCAGCGAGGCAAGACCTGACTGTGCATTATTCGCCTGCTGTAACTGGGTGGCATTTAGTTTCTGTTTACCCTGACCAGCAGTTTGGATCTTTTGTAGCGAGTCTGCGAGGCTAACAAATTTAGCCGCATCCTCTATGGTGCCTCCATTGGATAGAATCTGCTCTATTGAAGATTGTAAGTTCTCAGGAGCCAGAGGATTGTTGTCTGTTGACATATTTGCATCAAGTTGGGATAATCCGGGTATGTTAGCCATACTCGTCGCCGTGGTAGTCTGCGTAGTTGGTTGGGTTATATTTGAATCAAGAGACTGATTTTGGGCGCCTACCATAGCACCTGCAAGTCCTGCAGGGGCTATACGACCGGTTATACCCCGTAGGCCATAGGGATTAGTACCGGTCGATTTCTCAATCAATTTTTCACCAGTTTTAAGGGTAGTATTAGCAAGCGCTCGTCTACCCACTGGACTATTCACAGCACTCGTCAGAAGACCACCGACGGCAACACCCGGTAAACCACCTGCTGCGCCTCCCCCAATTGTGCCTAATAGATTGGGCAGACCAAGTGGCAAGTTTCCTGTACCTAAATAACTCTGTTTCCCAACAATGTCATCAAGATTACGAAGCTTGCGTAGTTCCAAACCAACGTCCTTAAATGTTTTGCCATCTACCGTTATCCCTGCCTGATCTGCCTTGCCCTGCAGTAACTTGCGAATGGCATCCGCAGATTTCTTATTTACGGTAAACTCGTTTGTTCCACGCTGTGTATAGTTAACCGCATCGTCAAAAGCTTTGCGGAGAGTGTTTAGTTCAGCTGCAGGCACTTCCGTACCGTACTTCTTGGTTATTGCAGTTGCTTGGGTCTTAAGGGCTTGACCAAGTTGCTGACGCGTGACTACCGGGCTATCCAGCAAAGGCTGATAAACCTTTTTCATGGCAGTTGTCAGCTCCAATTTAGAAGCTGCCGGGATCTGGTCAACCACTCCGTCAAAGGCGTCCTGCAAAGGCTTAATATTAGCCTGCAAATCCTCGGGCTTCTTAACCCCGTATTTACGTAAAACACTTACAGCTTCCTCGCCGTGCACCTTCTTGAAATTGGCTTGCTGAGTTGGGTTGAGCCGGAACTCTTTAGCTATTAAGCCTTCACCAGATTTAGCGAGTTTGTTACCCACAGCCCTAGTGGCGCTCATGTTCACAGCCTTATCACCAGCTACTTGTAAAGCTTCCTTCAGTCCAGCACCCTTTACGACCCCTTTAACCGTGTTTGCGGCGGCTGCACCTAATCTTAGTGGCCCACCACCAAGTAGACCGCTTACCGCACCCTCTTTGAGTGCATCACCAAGACCTAAACGATTATCACGTACCTTGTTCTCGGCTACGCGACCAGTAAATGCACCAATGCCGGCACCTAGCGCTCCTCCGAGTAAAGTGCCAATGCCAGGCAATATTGCGGAACCAGCAGCTGCACCTGCTGCACCTCCCCCAATGGCACCGCCTTCTGAGATAAGCGAAGTTAGGAAACCACCACGGCCACCTTTTTTCTTTTGCTGGGGTTGTTGAACTGGCTGCGGTCGCGTGGCCAAATAATTAGCGTGAAGCTGGGCTAGGGTATTTTTATCAAACATTAGCGTACCCTCAATGGCCCAAGAGTTGCTAAGCCACGAGAGTCAACGGGCATTCGTTGACCAGTTACTTTATCCTCTTGCCAAAAGTTACCCTTGCCATCCCCTAAGACCTCAATATTGGATGAACCAACGGTTAGACCAGTAGACTTCGTAGGCTGTAACGGCACCAAGGTTGGACTAGAAGGTTTTAAGGCTAGAGGGTTCTGTTTTATGGAGGGGTACAACTGCTCGATCAGCGAAAGTTTAATCTTGTCATAAGGGTTCCCAAACCCTGCACTCTTTTTAATAGCCTCGTATTCTCTCTGGATGCGCGCCGGGTCTTTGGAAAGAAGGTTTTGTACGTCGTTATAAGCTGTTTGAGTCTGTGGATCTACCTGTGGAACTTGGGTGGACTGTTGGGGTGCTGAATTACCGCCAAACAATCCAGCAAATGGGTTTACCTGTGAGGCCGCATGTTGTGCGTTAAATTGCCGTTGTCCCTCTTCAAACGCACGATCTTGGTTAAAGATGTCATAGGCAGTTGAATAGTCATTCTTGCCAATATCTGTAAGAGCTGATTCCAGCGTAGCTTTGCGGCCACCATATGTTGACTTTAGGTTGGCAACGGCTGGAGCATAATCTGTTGCGTTGTACTTAGCTTGCTCGCCTAGTGGAATACCAGAAAATCCAAGGCCACGCCTGCGAGCGCCACCCAGGATGTCTTCATATGCCTGATCTTTTTTAGCAGCGAGAGAAGCCTCGTCAGCAGCTTGCTGTGTAGGCAGTTGAGATATTTGATTTAAGACAAGCTGTCTTTGTGGGTCAGATCGGGCGGTTACTTCTGCAAGTACCTGGTCGATTGAACGTGCCATGTTGCATAGAGCAGCACCGTTCTTTAGTCACTGTTATTATATACCAGAATGTCAGGATATGGTATACTACATCTAGTAAGCTTACTGCCAAAACCGCTCGTCAAAATCGCAAGGCTATAGACGAGCGGTTTTCTTTGTGCTAAACTCAAAATAAGTTGGCCTTGCGGTTAACCTAACAATCAGACGAAACCCTTAATCCGACGGGCATAATTCTCTAACGAGAGTTAAGCGCGTCTTTTTGTTTATACAAATAGTAACCGAATCATCCGGATGATAAGGAAGCTCATATGAAGAACAAACCTAAAGACGATACGTTTCTAGGCGTATCTTGGAGTATGTTTATGACTTCCCTTAGCAACCTCTTGTCGGAAAGACACAACGTCAATGACAATGTAGGTAAAGCTTTACCTAACAATGACAATGTTAACATTGTACGTAGAACTAAAGGCGAAGTAGACGCGATTGCCGATAAACTGGTCACCGAGTTGAATAATCCTGGCGCTCGCCTATTTTACTGTAAGGTGGCGTGGACATTAAGCGAGTCTGATATATACAAGAACTTAGAAATTGCTAAGATGGGCCGGAACCCACAAAAGTATTTTTCATGGCTCTGTAAGCACAACATGAAATAAAGTTCAGGACTATTTAACATTTTAGTGGTTATACTATTGACTATGAGTAGCAGAAATGGTATAATCAGTAGTATCATGAAGGTTCCATTGAGGATCAAACTTGGTGTAGCAGCCCTTATATTCGTTGCTGGTGTTGGTACGGCTGTAGTGGCGATGCCAGAGCCTGCACCTAAGAAAATAGCCGTTGAACAGACCTCCACTGTTTCCCCTGAACCAGTCGTGGCCTCTGAGAGCACTGAGGTAGCCGCAGAGACCCCTGCACCAGTTCAAACGCCTGTGGCTAGCCCAGCTCCTGTACCTGAGCAGCCTAAATACGGAAAATCTTTAGACGGTTTTGGCAGTTACAAAGTATTTGATGCCGAATGGTTATTAGATCAAGTCGGGATCACCCAAGAAGACAGGCAATACGTCCATGAGATTATAGACCACTATAGCAATTGGACATACAAAAACGATAATCCGACAGTGAACCTATGTATGGTACAACCAGCAATTAAAATGCAACGTTGGGGCGACGATTATCTAGATAATCCCGTTACACAAATGAAATTTTGTAATGCGTACGTTACGGGTAGGTATGGAAATTGGCAAGCGGCAAAAGAGTACTTTGCTAGCCATTTGAATTTTTAGATACTCGTAATGGGTGCATCATATTGCACCATACTCACAGTAATAGTTTGTGGTATCAGCGTAAGATTACCACCGGTATTATTGAAGATACTGACTAAGACCGTCATACTGTCTGAATCATAACCAAGAAGTATAGAGGCAGTTTCAACGCTTTTAAATTGATAGGGACCTCCAACAATCAACCTGGTATTAGCGTTGGCCAGAATTTTGACTCCGTTACCTATCAAGTAAGTATCGGCTCTGGTACCACCACGATTGTAGGTAATGTCAATGCTGTAATTTCTGGTCTCCGTGTTGGTTAATGTGTCAGCAGGTATCACTAGTGACGTGGACTCGGTATTATAGTTTTTGTAAGACTCGAATAGAGTCGTAAACTCAACCTGATCAAGTCGAATACTACTGTTATTCATCGAGATATAACCTATACCATACTCTCGCACTTGTTGTACTGCTTGAAATAGGATGATCAATAGTAATATTTAGATTGCTGGTAGTCGTGTTTGCAGTGCACGCTAATTGGTCGTCAGCGAAAAGAAAAGTACCATTATCTTGCATAGGCCATACTTCATTAGCAAATGCCTCATAGAATACCCTAAAGTTGGGCATGTAACCCAACCCATGAGCAATCGAATTGGTAGGCGATGAAGCCACACCTGCGGAAAAGTTAAAACTGGACGTTCCTTGTAAATAGATTTTCTGATAATTATTTTCGGTGCTAAACAAAACATCTTTGTTTGAAGATATATATGACGATACCAAGGGGTTTGTGCCATCGTAACTATCAATCCAAAACGCAATCACCTTGTAATAGGCCGTACCTGTTGCCGCAACTCCTTGAGAGTCGTAGATATAGATGTAAGTACTGTCCGAAAAAGCTATAGACGGTTCAGTGCCAATAAGACCACCTGATCCACCGTCAACATATACAACACCGTCATTGGACCAAAGAAGGTCACAAAAAACTGGTCGGGTAAACCCATGGGGTATTCGATAAAAATATACATCGTATGGAACTGTTGAAAAAGTGTAGGTTCTAGATATTACGTCAGTTGCTCGGTTGTAGCTACCTTCCCAAACGCCCACAATCTTGTCCGTAGGCCACCGTGTCGTAAACGCCACGTCTCGGGCATTATCAACTAAAGACATCTAGCACGCTCACACCTGGCTTAGATTTCACGATGTCCACATCTCCGTCAGGAGTAATGCCGATCAAGAGACGTGGAAGTGGTGTCGAGTCATAGTAAAGGTTTCCATACCCGCCCTCATAGGGCAGCTTGCCCTCAATAATTGCGTTTCCATTAGCTTGCTTGAACGTCTTGGTGACTGTTTCCTGATCAAGCTGGGCGAAGTTATTATTCATAACTGCCATTGCCCCATCAAAGTCTGTACCGGGATTTACGGGAACGAACCTGTAAGGCATTATCTAAGTCTCCTGGTCTGGATTTTTAGGACCTCGCCAGCGAACTCAATCGGTTCGTGCGCCGCATGGTGCTTGTACCTCCGCTGCCAGCGATAGGCCGATCCGAATATGTTAAGCGTAGTGTCTATGTTCGCTACACCAGCAGCGTAAGTGGCCGAGTCATATAGCGTATCTGGGTCATCGTAGGTGTAGCCTGAACCTTGCAGCGAGACATTGCTGTAGTTCACATCGTCGGAGTAGTCAGCAGCAAATCCTGCCTGCAGTGTGTAATCGCCTTGAGTAGACTGAATGATCGGCCGCCAATAGGTTATTCGCTTTAATTGCTGTGGTGAACCGAAATGGTCATATGCTGTTCTGACTTCAGCGACTAACGGTGAGCCCAGGTTGTGGTAATCGTTTGTGGATTGTTCCCCATAGTACACGACTCCCGCCCGATTTGAAGCCTGCAAGAACTTGTCTGTCGTATCATGGCGAGCAAACGACCGACCGACATACGTGTTGTAGTCCACGCTTTCAATAACTTCGTAAAGCGTGTTATATACAATGCACTGATTGGTCTCAGCATCACCATTCGGTCGATACCAGATATACAATTTGTTGTCGTGCAATTGCAAGTGGATGTCATCCTTATGCAAAAGACCGGTGTAGTCGTTGATGATACCCTCGGTAATATTCTTTTCACTCGTACCATTGAACTTGTAGATACCGTCATCCGAAGCAAAGTAGATAAAGTTTTCGTCAAAGACAACCGATTCTTGAGAGAATGTACCCTTTTGTGCGTATGCTTCATCGAGCCGGAAAGTAGCGTTATCCTGACCCATAAGCATGTATTTGTTTTTCTGTGTAAATGGGTACAAGATGCCATTCAACTTAGCCATAGCCGTAAGGTGATCTGCCCGTTTGGGCGCCGGCACATATATAAAGTCAGTGGAGGTAAACGTTTCGTAATCAGCGAAGTTTGTGTAAAACAATCTGGTGGGATCATCTTTATCAAAGTAGAAGAGGATGCCTACGTGCTCCATAATGTTTGAAGCATTGTAGGGAGAGGTCGACACTTCGGAAGCGGCCGAGAAGTTGTATTTACGAGGCTTACCGATGCCGTCGACGTAATACAAAATGTCATTTACGTAGTCGAGCCTGACCTGTGTCGCACTGGAGTTTATCGAACTATCTACAGAAGTCGTAGCTCCAGTAACATCATTAACCGTGTACAAGTGTGTTCCATGCGCCAGAAACGTCACCCCCGTTCCGTCTGGCCGATAGATGCGAGTCAAGCCTTTTACGCCGCCTGCTGTTGCCGTGTAGAGCTTCACATTCAGACTGTACGAACCCGCAGACCACGTTTGGCCTGAGTTGGTCGATACCTTGGCGTTGGTCGAGTTGGTTGTGCTCGAAATATACATCGTGCCAGTTCCCGATTCCTGTAAGCCCACAGCAACCCAGTACGGCGATCCGTTTGTTATCGTCGGAGCTTCCATTGAATAAGCGCTCAGGTAGGCGTACGATCCGGTTATATCCGTCTGGTCGACACTTGTAGTCGCCAATAAGGTTCCAGGAGACCCGGCATTGTCGCTGTATACACGGATCAGTACCGTGCCTACTGCAGAACTGGAGTTTTTTAACCGTACATCTACACGGCTCAAAGGGCCAGTGGCAGTAGCCGTTAGTTTCTCTGCATACCATGTCGTTGTAGTAAACCCCTTGTCTGCCGCCCCCGAGGTTGACGTCACTTGTACGTTAACTGCCTCACCAATTGCTACGCTGTAATGGTCACATCCCTTTCGAGTCTTGTACTTTCCGATACCGTCAAAGCGCATGTCTGCTATGTAACGCAGAGTATTCTGAGGTTGTAAGTCATTCGGAGTTCCAGTGTACAAACCCTTTTTGTAATCAATCGGTTTAGTCTGTGCCTTGTCGGTCGTTACGCTAGGTACTGGAACGCGCCTGCCACGCAATTGGTAGCGACGCAGCATTACCAATCCTCTTGCCGTCGGCTAGGCATAATAACGGTGTCAGGGCCAGCCATGGTGTCATTCGGAAAACGCATCATGAGATCAGAAACACGGTCGTTAAACCTGTTCTGCAACACGGCGGCAATGTCGTAATTATCACGTTCTTCTTCGCAACGGTACGACGCGCCTAGAACAATTGCTTCGCGGAAATTTTGTGGAAGCTCGGGTACGTCAGCGTCAGCACTTAGCTCTGTAGGGGTCTTTTGATAAAACTGCCTGAGTGTATAAGCTAAATCAGATGGACAATGAAAATAAATCTGGTTTCCGTATTCCGTCCAGTATAAAGGCTGAGAATTGTCGAAGTTTTCTGGTGCCGGCCACGTATCGAAGAATTCTTCCCACGATTTTCGATACTTAGTGATGTCCCAGAAACTTGTGGTCTGGGTAGGGTGAATAAGTATTAGTTTGCTGGTTATCTGGTGATCATCTTGTTGCTCATAAGTGTGTTCGCCTACAGTCAGCGCACCGGAAACAACCTTTTGAAAATAGACCCAAGGATATAAGTCCGCTATCTCGACTATGGCGTCATCAATAAAGCCATCAATCGTTGCGGCTGAATAACTGCTGTCTTTTATTTTTGAGCGAACGCGGGAGCGTAAATCAAGCAGGTTGTACGACACTTTATGCCTACAACACCGGCTCTAGTCCCCTACATTATACCACCCTATTGCTACGGTATGTTTACGGTGTTATTGGTATTACCATTAAAGGTGTTGTTATTCACCGTTAACGCAACATAGTTCTGATTTCCGTCACCGTTCCATGCCTGAATGCCGTTTATTGAGTTAGTAACAGTGTTACCGGTTACGGTGTGGCCGTCTTTTTTGTAGATCAGGATACCGGCCCCATCATTGCCAGACTTAAGAGTTGCATCAACGATGTTACCGGTGCAGGTTACACTAGGAGCACCGAGAATAATGCCCCCTCTGGGGTTGGTGCCACTATTCGCACCACAACTAGAGACCGTATTATTCTGAACCGTGCAGGCAGTAAGATTTGTGCCATCAATCACAACCCCACCGGAAGCGCAGTTGGAGACAACATTGCCCGATACAGTGTGATCAGTTCCAGCGTTGGTGCTCGAACAATTTACCAAGATGCCCCCACTTAGACCAGCTCCTGTACTGACACCACTAACCACATTGTTACTCGTTGTTACATGGTTACTATTCTCAATGCGTATGCCGTTGCCGATAGTAATCGTCTTGACTACGTTACCCGTTACTGAGCCCGTGTTTGAGGGAATGGATGAAGTATCTAAGAAATCAAAGTCAACATCGATGCCGTCATCGCTGTTACTTCCACCATTTATCATATTGCCCTGAATAGTGAAGTTATCAGTGGCCGTGACGCTTAAACCATTACCGGTATAGTCGTGAGCATAATTATTTTTGATAGAGACATTCTTGCAATGCTGTGTGAAAAGTCCTTGCCTGATCGGAGTAGTGACGGTAAAGGTAAACTCACAATCTTCAATAGTTACGCCATCGGTATTGTTGATTACCAGGCAACTACCATAATTCGATTTAAACTTGAGCCCCTTGATAGTAATGTTGCTGTAGATGGTCTTACTTGTTCCACTTTTCAGCGTTTTAATAAGGTTGTAATCTGTTGTGTTTCCTGTCAGGACTGGCCTATCACCCGGTTGACCTAAGATTGTTTTATCACCTGTTGGAAGTACGTATGCACTCCCGAACGTATATGTTCCATTACGCATGAAAAGAATGTTGTTAGCGGATAACGCAGCCGCAAGGGTGACATCTGCATTATTAGGATCGGCTATGTAGGTGGACGACGAGTTACCAAATGTAGGCGCAAATTGGGTTATTGCTACTCTAGGCATTTTAACTCACCGCTACCCGTCCTGTGGTAGCCGGTACAAGTGTTATGTCATCGAACCAAGCGTCTGATGTATTGCCAGCCACATTATTACGTAGGAATACTGCACCAAAAACGGTCGAAGCGTTGGTAGTGAACGTTGCCGTCACCTGCCTCCAACTTGTGTCTGTTCCAGACAACTTATTACTCGAATTGGTGGCTAGTGTAGCAATGGCAGCGCTATACTCGCGCACATCTATAAATGCACTATTCGTTGCCACGTTGTTGGTGCGAACGTAGCCTCTCATCGTGTAAGACGTGTTAGGTATTAATCGAAATAGCTGAAATGCGGTCGAGGCTATCGGGTTCAAGGCATAGCTAGCTATCGTTACTGCCCCAGAAGCGTTTAGATTACTAAGCCGCATGGAAGCCGTACCACTTCTAAACTGTGATGTGTCAAAAGCTGCAGCAGCATTTGCTCCCACGCCGCTCCCTGTAGCTGGAGTACCCCAACCGTATGCTAATTTGGCTCCCGAACCAGCCGCGGTTCCATCTATCCACTTACCAGCTGTGTTTGTATCTGCAACGTACGATGGTTTAAGCTCAAAATTACCGTTATAGAGTATGTTGTTCAGTCGAGTATTTGTAACTCTATCCGCTACGGCTATTCGTGCCATTACAGCCCCTCTCATACATTATCGATATGAAATACTGCAGTTTACGTCAGCGGTAGTCGTGAAACCAACGTACAGACCTGTGGCAAAGCTCATATCGAGTAACACACTAAATGGTGCAAACGGAGTCGTGGTAAACGTATGGTTAAACAGTACGGAGCCAGATTCAGCAGTATTGTCATAAATTATGATGCTTCCGGCAGTCGGTGCTGCATCATTACAGCTAATTGTCACCGTATGAATGAGGCCGGCACCTGTCTTGACTAATGTATCGCCAGTTAGGTTATAAGTAGGTGTATAGCGGTGTTCAACAACTGCTTTACCGAGAGTGTTGTCTTCGTAAACAGGAGCAAACTGTTCAACAGTTTTAAGATTACCGCTAACGTCCTGTTGGAATGCCCCTGTACTACCGAAAATTGAAACTTTCAGGCGGTCATTTACAGCATCAAGTACTCTGTTGAGAATTTCTGACTCTGAAGCCATGTCACTGTTTACACAGTGCTCTAGTCAGGTACATTATACACCAAAACTAGATGTGATCACCAGGAATCCAGGTTATATTATTAACATCGTCTCCAGGAAGAACTGCCCCTGTGTCAACATTGCCACCCGACCAGGAAACTGGTTGAACGTCATCTCCTTGGCTGATCGTAGAAGATGTTTCATCTCCTGGTACCCACGTAACTTGGGTAACTCCGTCGCCGCCAGGAACGGGGGTCACCATGGAAATCGCTACTGCTTCAGCCACGGTTAAGTTATCGGAGACGGCTATGTTTTTAAACAAGAACGATAAGCCGATATTTTCAGAGAAAGATGCACTGTCGGAGACCGCAATTCTACTCTGCAGCCTTACAGCTAGTGCCTCAGATAATGTTACAGAATCGGAAACGCCAATTTGGGGGCCTGCGCTTGGATCGTAGACTAAAATATTGACACTTTCCGACAACGTGATCGTTTCACTGTTCAAAATGTTACTTATCAGTAACTTACCGATGGTCTCAGTAAATGTTATGGTCTCAGACGCGCCAACATTCAGTGGTGTTCTAAACAACGACGATGACTCTGTAAAGCTAATCGAGTCCGATTTATTTATGTCTAAGACTAGCAAGATTTGGGTCGACTCAGATAGCGTGGCCGAATCCGATGTACGCAAATCACTTGTCGTTGTCACTAGACTATTTTCAGCCAATGTGACTGTGTCTGACTTGCCAATAAGACTAGTAGGTAGGCGCTGGACACTCTCTGTAGCCGTAAGGCTATCATTGACCCCAATAAGCAGTGTAGGAATAAGTGTTGCACTACTCTCGGATGCATACAGTGTGTCGTTAACGTTAATTCTGGACTCCAGAAGACTCACTACTGATTCCGAAATGGTTACACTATCTGAAACGCTGATCGTGCCCACCAATAGCAGGGTGCGACTTTCTGTAACCGTCACGCTATCAGAGGCACCAACAAAAGATGTAATTAATCTACCGATCGACTCAGAAGTGGTTATAGAGTCCGAAACGTTAATTGAGAGGTCGCTCCCAGGAGTTTGAACTGATATACTCACACTTTCCGAGAAGAAAATGGTATCAGAGTAATGAGCAATTGATTCGGACAGGCTCAAACTATCAGAGGTCGAGACAGTTAAAGCGCTTGCGTTGTCATATATATAGAAGCACAAGTCCCTTGTTGCTATAGCCGTGCCGTCAAGTGTCGCATTACCTGCATGTGTGGGTAGGGTACTATCAGCCCCTACCTGTAAAGTACCGGCACCGTCTAAGTACTCAATGTCCCATACGTAATTCGTACCATTTGTAAGTGTTATCTGGTTACCACCGGAAAAGTTAAATGTTATAAGTGAAAAAGACGTAGATATGTCCGCAATAGCTACACTGTCTGACGTGGCTATTGCGGTACCCGTGGGAGCTGAAGAAACTCCGTAAACTCCTGTATGAGCAAATATTTTTAGTGTTACTGCCGTGGTAGGTGAAAAGGCCTTTTTTAAATATATTTGTGCACTGCCTAATGTACTACCATTGCCCGTAAAAGATTGGCCTGCACGACTATTAGCCCCTGAGCCGATTTCGGAAAAGGTGTTCTGATTGGTTTCGCTATATGAATCAATAATGTTGGCCATTACGAAACCACCACATTAGCCACTTGCTGGATACCCGGAGTCACTACGACACCGAGATCAGGGGGAAAGAGTGTTACCGTCTTACTCTCAGAGGTCGTTATAGTGTCAGAGACGTTTACGGTAAGTGTAGTCACACCCCCGGACACCGAAACACTTGAACTTTCTGATCCTGTTACACTATCAGACACACTAATGGTTTGTGCTGGGATGTATTCGACGAAAACAGCAACGCTGGTCACATCTATACGACGTCCTGCGGTACCCGGAGCAACTGTCAGCTTGTAGCCAGCCTGCAAGGTATCTAACGTGCTCTGTACCCATGACGCGCTGTCAGGGTCTTGGTAAAGCACAATAGGAGGCGTTTTAGGTACGGCTGCAGTATTCATACGCCAAGTCGTAGAGTTTGGAACAATGGCGCTTGATTGTGTAATTGTTCCTGAGCCCGTCTTTTCAATCTCAAAACGTAGAGCTGCGGTGGCGTCGGCCGTGCTGTTTCTAAAACGACCCCAAACCTCTACAACGCTTACCGTATCATTCGACCCAATTCCGCTCGGGTCAAAGTTCAGTAAATCTTCCTGATTAAGTGTACTCGATCCGTTAAAGGTCGTAGCATCATCGGGAACAGTTTCGTTAACACGCGTGTAGTTGTTGCTGGCCCCCGCCGTGCCACCCGTCTGTGTTGCGAAGCTGTTCGCGTCTCCGGAGTTATTGGGGTTCATCCTAAAAACAGCACCCGCTCCAGGTAACCCGGTTTGGTTTCCGCCAGCAGTATTATCGTTGACCGCAATATCGTCAAAGTTCAACGTCATTGTTGACGTGTCGATACTTCCCCACCGAAGTGTATTGCTGTTCAGGTTAGCCGTACCCGTACCGGTAGCGAACTGTACGCCGTCAATGTATGCAGTCATTACCCCTGAACTGCGTACATATGAAAACTCTACCCTGTACCATGTGTTGATGTTCAAGGTCGCGCTGTCTGAACCAAGCTGAGTGCTAGCTTGTTCGTTCCAAAGTTCTAGATGGTATGTGTTAGCACTATCACGATTTAAACGAATGTTGGCGTTGTTGCCGCTTGTAGCATCACGAATAAGGAATATAGCAATATTACTCGCCGTGGTCATACTCTGCACGTACAGGTATGCTCGAGCATACGAGTCGTTGTTCCCGGCTGTATATTGGCGCGTGATAAACGGCCCAGATGCTGAGCTAACAAATTTCCATGAAGCAGCCCCACTACGTTTTACACTTGTGTCGATACTAACTGTAGTACCACTAATGCTATCAATCTCGATATCGGCGGTAGTCGACTGATATTCCGCACCTGAAGTAAACTTACGGGCCATAAGGCTCTCTCTACCACACTAGTTGCGAGGGGGCAACACCTTGATCGTAAAAAAGTGTTTTATTCCGTTAAACCAAGGTTTGTAGGTACCTAGTTTGTCGCTAGTGTTCACATTATCACTTGTTTTAACTAAGAGATTCTTCGGTTTGAATTTCTTCACTGACCGATACTCCTAAATCTGGCATACTTACTGCCAGATTGTCGCCAACTTCTAGCTGAACGGCTTTAACTTCTTGCATAATGTACGCTTTGTGTGTTCCTATGAGCTCATCGATGTAAAGATTGGATTTAGGTAAAGTGAGCTTCACATTATCAGTTACGCTAAAGCCGTTTTGTTTACGTAGCTTGTTGACGGCGTGCACTATTTCGTTACGCTCACCTTCGATCAATAAATCGGGAGTTAAAGTGGTATCCAGGATGATGTCTGGCCTACCGTTCATATTATTTCCTTCGGACCACGTTTATCATCTGGCAAAAACTCTGATGGGAACTCCAGGGGAAACTGTCTACCGTCTTTTTCTATATGCTTTGCGAAAATATTTGTGTCAATTAAAAACGGGTACTTCTTTTTGGCAATCTTGGGGAATCCGGCTTTTGTAAGGTAATCACCTTTTATGACCCGCGTACAAAAATCAAGATCAGACGTCCCCAGTAAGGTTTCCTGTGCACCAGTCTCTTCGTTAAACCAAGATTGTGCTGGGCTGTTAAAGACTCGTCGTGCTACGTCACCCGTTGAACTGATACGGTACTCTGGGCTATCTTCATAGACGACCTTTAGTAAATTGGCATGGATGATGACCATTCCAGTCGGTACGCCATCTACCCATACTTTATCCTCAAGCTTCCAATCTCTAAAATAGTGGTTGCCGCGCCCACGATATACCATTGGCTCAGGGGGAACTGATCGAGTGAAATACAGACCCGATACCACGGGAATGTCACCCTTGTCCATATATTCAGTAAAGCGTAAGAATCCATCTACTGGCGGCATCGTGTCGTCTTCGATGAACATAAGCCACTCAAAATCGCCCTCGATACAGGCTTTTACAGCCAAGTTTTGAGCATCGGCTACCGTATATCGGAGTGGGATATAACCATTCATGTACTGGATCATGTCTGTCTTTGACCAGTTGGTAGGTATTATCTGGTTGTAACGGGCTGCGACCCATTCCATGCGAACTAGGCCGAGTGTTGGGGTTGCGACTAACAGACGTTGGCGGTATTTGTGGTTGCCTGAATCTTTAATCTCTATATATTTTTGTATAGGTATGCCACTGGGGGTTACCCCATCATTAACCCAAACACCCTCAGTTTTGACATTAGCGCTCATATCTTTTCCTCCGTAAGATCAGTTGGCTCAGGAACTCCCATAAAACTTTTGTCCATAAGGCGTTTTGTAAGTAGTACCTCTAAGTTGCCCTGTGGATTAAAGTACTGCCGTTCGATCTTCCAAGGCTTAGGCCGGTAGAAACCATATAGTTGCTGCCCGATATTATTGCCCTCTGGATCGGGATCAAAGTAATGCATGGTCGTCTCATTAATCATATTGCAATGTGTCGGATCTTGTTGGTAGCCATGTGAGGAAGCATGGGGCACTACGAAAGCAAATTGACCGCCGGGTTTCATAACACGCCAGATTTCATCCATTACTTTGATAAACACACCCTTATGAGGATTTATGTGTTCCAAGACATGACTCGCCGTAGCAGTAAGCACACACTCATCTGGTAAGGGCCATGGTGTTTCTTCTAAATCCCACACAATATCCACCTGTGGCAGCGGTAAAATATCTATGTTTACAAACCCAGGATTGGGGTTAGCCCCACCCCCTATGTCTAAACGAATTCCAGCCCTATCTTTCAGTAGTTGCTTAACGTCCTGCATCTTTAAACTCCATTTGTATAAACTTGTCTCCACAGAGCATCCACTCTCCTGCGATTACCTTGCTGAGACACAGCTTTAGGACTTTCTTCGCGTTGGTGGAAGATAATTTGCCGGCCTTCTCTAGATCATAGACAGCTTTATAGATTTCAAGCCTCAACCTGTTCTGATCATTAAAGTAACTATCCATATAAAATCCTTTCAAGCCCGCTCAACTGCAACGTAAAGCGGGCGTGATAAGTTTTTAGGGGGTGTTGCAGTTGATTGTTCACTCTTCTAGGCCAGGATTAGGTCATAAGTGATGTTTACGTTTTGGTTTGTCGCACAAGCACTTGAGGTAAAGGTATTCCCCATCATAAGCGTACCAGATGCTGTGGTTGGCCCAGAAGTCTGCCACAGTCCAATGTTCGAGATATTGGCGCTGGCTGTCAGGAACGAGTTGGCGCTGGAGAACGTCGCAGTATTGCGAAGTGTCTTAGAGCTTGAACTTGTTGCTGCAGTCAAAGCTGCCCGGACAACTGAACCAGAGCCATTGGTAGATACCTCACCTGATTGTGTCGTGTCAGATGCGGCTGGCGCACCACCAGTACCAAGGGCTGCGTGTGAAATCTTGGAACCGGTTAAAGATGTACCCAACTGATTTACGACGTTCAGAAAGCCAAGATTTGTAATCTGGTTCTCGTGCCAACCGGAGTCGCCTACGATCTTGCCAGTAGGTCCATCTTCAATCTGAAGTCGGAACATCCCCCGCAGTCGTGCCTTTTCGTTAGTATGTTTACTCATAATATTCCTTGAGTTTAAGGGAGGTGTTTATGCCGTAACGTTCTGCACGTTCTGTGTACGTTATCGTGGCAATCAGCCTCATTTAGTTGCTAAGCTTCGCGGGCCCAGGTGCCGATTACACGGGTAACCATGTAGCCGTTTACACCGTCACCGACTAGCTGCATTTCATCGCCAAGGTGTGATGTGGCCTTAGTATTAAGTGCGTCCTTGTTATCAGCGGCGGTAAAGGCGTTACCAGCAATCTTGTCGGATGCGTTCGGGCTAATAGCTACAAGGACCGTACCATCAGAGGCTGTGCCCTTCGGACCACTAGTTGATTTAACGCCACCGTTACGAACCGTGAAGTGGTAGCCAACAACCGTTGCCGGCAAGGTAATTACAATGCTGTCGGCAATGACGTTCTGGACTAGACCGCAATCTGTGTCAGCCAGAGTCTTGCTCGTATCAATGTCAAGGCCCATACGACCATCTGGCATTTGGTATGGAGTAGTTTGGTTAGCCATTATTTATTCTCCTCTTCATCTTCTGGTTTGCCTTCGGGTTCGTCGCTATCAGGCACTTCTTCAGCGTCTGGCGCGACCTTGCTCAGTTTGTTTTTCAGTTTGGTGTTTTCGCTCTTTAGGGCCTTATTCTCGGCTTTAAGTTCAGCGAGTTCTTTAGCAGCGTCTTCTGATGCACTTGCCTCGGCAGCTGATGCGGCCAAGTCGCTCTCATCAACAAACCCGTGGTTGCGGTAAGCTGCTACCTGCTGTTCATCAGTAGCAACGACCACCTTTTTTTCAGGGTCACTGGGGTGAACTAACTTCACTTCCATGTAGGTGTCTCCTTAAATTCTTATTCAGCCGCGTGCCCCTGAGGACATCACGGTTGTTTTGCTGGCCGCTTTAATACGAGCTATCTCGCGCTTTGCGGCCTGCTCAGCGTTATACTGCGACAGCTCCTCTTTGGTTGCTGGGCGGTAACCCATCTGAGTGAATGCGTCCGCTTGAATCTTGCCACCGTCAACGTTGTAAGCCATCGAGCCATCCGGTCGTCTCTGACCGGCCGTTTCGATAAACTTTTCTGCTTGCGGGTGGAAATACACACCTGGCTGATTGTCTGGTCGTTGACCATCATCGCTAGAGTTGTATTCCGGGCTTGAGCCTTTAGGTATCATTCGTGGGTCCATAGATTTCTCCTTCGTAGGACGTCTAAGCGGTCATGTGGGCGCGGTTTGCTACACCCTTCTTGTTCAAAATGAAGAAGTCGTGGTAGCGGCGGTATTCACATACAGAGCCATCAATGCCGCGCTGTTCGGTTAGAACGCGGGCCATCTGAATCTTCGAGACTGGCTTAAGAGCCAACTTGTGGGTGAACAAGTAACCTGTGTTCGTTACGAGATAACTGGTAGGAACGACACGAACCTCGACACCGTTAACCATCGTGACTGTACCGGTCTGCAAGTTCTTGTAGCTGTCGTCACAAGCCTTGGTAAAGGCAGTGTCGAGGCGTAACAAGTTGTAGGTGGTTGCAGTCATGTAGACGATACGGCCATCTTCCGGCACTAATGCATCGGTAAGAGCAGCGGTCTGCACCAGGAAGTCGCTGAATGCGTCCGAGCTGGACAGGCCATTGGTAGTGGTCTGGCTGTTTGCTACTGCGTAAGCCTGGATGATACCGAGGTTGTAGATGTCCACGTTAGGGACTGCTACCAGGCGAATCTGACGATCAATAGTCGTGCTAGCTTCAGCTGTGTTATCAGTATCAATTAGGTTACCGTGGTCGATAGACCATGTGGCACCCTTATCTTGAGACAAGGTCAGCGTTTGTGTGCCACCTTGTAGTTCGTTCAAGGTTCCGAAGCGGTTGACGCCAGAACGAATGTAATCCGTTTCTGACACAGTGCTCCAGTTACGAATAGTAACCGCGTTACGGCCCTCAAAATCCACTTTGACATCTGAGTTGTTAAGGTCTGACGTCTTGGATGGAAGACTAAAGTTTTCATCCAGTACTGCCAGGTTTGCGCTTGAAAGCGTAATTGACATGTGTCTGTCTCCAATTAGACAGCGTGCTACCCTCTAGCTTTCCTAATGGCCACAGTAATTGGGTCTTCGGTTGATGCTTGAGGATTTGGATTGGAAGCTTGGGCGTTACCTCCTCCAGCCCGCTGCGTATTTGCTAGGGTCTGGAGTACTTCGTGTTGCGCCTGTGTCTTAATCTGATCAGTGTTTACGGGGGCTAACCCTTTTGCGGTGGCGTACACCATTTCGAGGCTCATCAATCCAGCATTCACCAATTGACTAACTGTGTAGCCGCTTGGAGTCACTTGATTAAGAATTTCCACCATGGCTGGTTCGTGTTGAGACCAGTCTGAATGAGATTCTTTGAAGCCGTTAATTAGCTTGTCCCGTCTGTAGTCCTGTATGAACTCGCTCATCACAGGGTCCGCACCATCGCCTTGCGGTTGTGTTGCGGGTGGTGTGAGCGATTTTTTAAGTTCAGACGCTTCTTGCGTCGCTTTAGTCATTAGCTTTTCAGAGTTATAAGCCATCTGCAATGCTTTTTCGGTGGCATCTTGTGCAGCTGGGTCTAACCCTTTACTCGCTAACCATGCGGCATACTCTTGGTCTGCTTGTGCTGGTTGACTCGGCGTCGCTGGTTCTTGTGGCTGTACCGCCGGCTGCTGTATCCCTTCGACTGGTTGTGCAGGTGCCCCTGCGCCGTCTGGGGGAGTTGCAACGGTTGTGGTTGGTTCCATTAAACCGTACTCCTTTAAATTGTTAAGTTACCCGTCGGGAAGAGGACACGGCGAGGTGTTGACTAAAGCACGGTGTTAATCCTTTCCAAATGAATGAAAATTGATTATCTACACTATGTCTTATCGCCGTGTAGCGGGGCATAGTCCATGTCCTCTTCCCGATTTGTAATCTGCTTGGTCATTAGGTGACCACATCCCTCCGCATCCGACGGGCTATTTGCCCTGCGAAGGGGTGTTCTCATCTAACGGTGAATAAATTAGATCCAGCGCCTCCTTAAAAGCACTATATTTAGCCGCGTAGCGTTCAGGGTGCGGCAGTTCGACGTTTGCTGCACCGGATAAATATCCCTGTTTCATTGATTCAAGTATGGAAACAATGTGCTTGCCATAATCCGAATTCAAGAAGCTTTTAGTGTCTTGGATCAAGTCCTCTGGTTTGTCTTCATAGTGCATCATGCAGGTGCCCCCATTGGCATTTGTGGAGGCATAGGACCCATCGCTTCAGGCGGCATTTGACCAGGCATCATAGCGCTAGGATTTTCTGTAATGCGTTTAATCTCATCTTTGTCCAGATCAAGCATCTTCGGGTACAGGAGTTCTTTAGCCGCCTGTAGGTTATTGGTCGGATCTTGTATGACAATCTGGAAGTTTTCTGCAGCATCCTTTTGATCTTGTTTGCGTTTTTCCTGAGCGGCGACTGTTAGAGTCACCTTGGGTTCAAAATCGTAATCGTACTTGGAAGGCACATACAGCCTTGGATTGATACCGCCATTTGCCTGTTGGGGCACAATAAATGGGTCTGTAATGAACAGACGAATGTATTGCAGCGCCAAGCGGGCTATACGCTTCAGTGGCCCACGCTCAAGTTGCTTAATCTTCTTTTCAATGCGCTGTCCAGATTGTGCGACCTGCAGTTTTGCTTCGGTTGCCGTAACATCTGTCGTACTGCCAACACCCTTGACTATCTGATCAGTGGCAGTAGTCTCACGAATGTTGTTCTTGATTGAGTTTTCTTCGGTAAACGCAACATTGGGTACCTGGGCAGGTGCAATAGCTTCATAGGAACCGCTCTGTCCCCAAACAACAGCACCTGGCACACTAAATGAGTTCTTCTGTGACTTGAGAGCAGGATCAGCGCGGTAGTTCTGGAGCAATGCACGAGTGACTGCGTCACTCTTTTGGTTCGTAGCATCATTCAACCGTTCCTGTTCTTTCCAGAAGGTAGAGGTCTCACTACGACCGACAAATAGTGAACCCTTTTTATTGTTGGCCCACGTAATGCCAGGAATCTTGATAAGTCGGGTTAGGTCTTCAATCCCCCGTAGCTTAGCCTGAGCAACAATCGGATTTTCTACGTCCTCTGCGACACAAGAACGGTTGACAAGCGTATACATACGGTCTTCGGTCATGATTTCAATTACTTCACACTGGTCAAGATCGTTCTTCAGGTTACCCTTGTCGTCTTTGACTTCTAGAGTTGAGCCAAACAACATCTGCTCCATAAGTTCTTTGGCTGTTTTGTCATCAGCGCTACCAGTGGTGCGCTTTTTCATGCCAGTAAGGTTGTAGCGCTTCTTTGTTTTGCCGGTCCCAGGATCGACAATCACCTCATCTTTGAGTTTTTTGAGTGAAGCAAGGTACTTTCGTCCGCCAAAATGTCCACTGTCGTCATCTGTTGCAGTGGGATCAAAGATGTAATCAGGGAATGGCACGCTAATAAGCTTTGGCTTGCCATTCTCAAACACCATCCATAGTGATCCGTTGCCTATCTGTAGACCGGAATCGATCATTTCACCAATGTGGGACTCCCAATCGCCGCAATCCCACACGTAGTCGTAGTACGCGTTTAGTACTTCCAGAGACTCATCACTAATCGGCCCACCTTGTACGGCATTTTGGATAGCACGAATTAGGTAGTCCTCCTCGGACTCCGGTATCTCAGTCCCATCCTCACCAACAACCGTGCCTGTGTAGCCTGGCATAAGCCGGTCTTTTAAGTATTTGTAGATGTCTTGCGGTACAAAATCAGTGTTGTAGTCAGCTGTGATAAGTGCTGCTGATATGGCTTCAAGAGTCGAATAGGTCATCGGCACGAAGGTATCAGCTACACCTTCATAGTGCTTTTCTACACGTTCGTTATTGTAGAGTTTTGTGTCACGCTCCCAGATCGGAAGTAGCTTTTTACGGTAGGCCAACCAACTGTCAACCATACCCATGACTTTTTTGAGCGTATCGTCAGAAGACCCAGCTTTTGGGGCCTTTGCCGAATTAGAAATAGGGTGTTGCTTGCTTGCCAATTGCTTGCTAGCTACACCGTCTTTAGTCAAGGTTATTATAGCATTTGCGGATTAATTGTTAAAGGTACTCCCAAGAACGCCTACAAACATGGCCCTTGCTGAACACACAGCCTTTGTTGTGGCACATCATGAGCAGAGCACCTCCGTGATGACACGCTCAGCCCGTTCGATAAGTTTGCCTAAATATTGCGCTTCGAACCAGATGCCCTTGTCATAGTTCCACAACGGCAGTCCCAACTCGCTCTGGTGAGTGCCTTGGTCTGGGTCAATTAAACGAATGGCACACTGATAGCGAGCAGCACGACCCGGCATACCTTCGATTATCTGTATGTTATTTACTTCGATCATATATTCTCCCCTACTCAACAAGGTAAACAATGTAGTTGTTTGGATACCGCAAACGAACCGTTTCGCCGAGCTTCAGTTCTACGATGATAGTTTTCTTAATCATCTAGGTGCTCACCAAGGTATTTAATCGGATCGTTGGCTATTACCATTTGCTGGAGGTGAAATTGCCAGCCAGGATGTCTCATATCAGTCATGGCTCCACCACCCGTACCTCTGTACCCGGCTTCTTTGATCTCTTGGTAGGTCATAGTGACTCCAGTCTTTTTAGTGCCTTTATCTGGCGTAGACGTTTGATGGAATGACGCCACCAGCTCCAAATGCGATAGTACATAACGCGATTTTTGGTCGGAATTTTGGCGTCATCTAGTGATTTGGCGATTTCCAAAAATTCTTTATAGGGTTCGAGGTCAGTCACTTAACACCGTCCGGTCTATCTGCTGCAACAAGTCATAGATGTCATCCCTTTGCTTGAACAAGTCGTCTGTGTGCTTTGATACTGGATTGCCCATCACATACTTACCAATTTCGTAAGCGCGCTGTTCAAGGAGATTTAATAGAATCTGTACCTGATCGTTATCGACTTTGAACTCCAAGATTCGCTTTGCCATTACTCTACCCCCGCTGCTTTCTGCAGAAGCGACTCAACTTCTGCCATAGTTATCGTGCTTGCATTGAATTGTTTTCCATCGCGGAAGTAGCTTCGGTCGTTCTGATGGTCGTAGAATACATGCAGTGTCTTGCTAAGCCACTCTTGGCCGGTCATAAACCCATATGCCTTAGCATTGCGCTCCCAGTCATTCATGCTCATTACCACAAGGTCAGAAGGGCCACCATTGTCTAAATACGCATCCACTGCCTTGTATGCCTCTAGGCGTATATTTTGTTTTATAATCTCATCATATGGAATCGGTTCACCGGTAAGTTGTTTCGGCGCAGGGTCATATTCAACATCAGGAGGCTGGAGCGGCCCCATGCTTGTAATTGAATTAGGGCCTACCCAGCGCTGATCAATCTTCTGTTGCGCACGGTTATTGACGATTTCTTGCACCAACTCTTTATCCGCAGGAGTAAACCACCCAGCATCTATAAAGGCTTGTTTCACCTTTTTGATTAATTCAGGGCACTCCTCTTCAAACCACTCAGGGCTCGAACCTTCAAAGTAATAAGATTTAGCTTGTTCGTAGAAAATATCGTGTAGCTTCTTCTCTAAATCACTCACTTTGAACCTCCAATCTTCTTACAATATGTAAAGATGCTTAACAAATGACTCGCAAATGAGATCTCTCATTTCATCAATATTGACATCCGCTTTCTTATCTACAGAGAAGTCGACACATTCATCGGTATTGTAACGAAGGTGTATTAACCAGCCGTCATGACCTGGAGGGTCAATTATCACCTGGACATTCTCAAGATTAGGTGATATCTGCCGTAGCAAGTCCATGGTTGTGCCAATATTCATCTAACCCCCATTGCATTTTTAACCCAGCCAGGTGCGTCTACACCCTCGTCATCATCGACAACTGGTTTCATATACATCACTAAGAAATAAGATAATGCTCGCAAGAAGTCGAAGTGGTGCTTAAACCGCCGGTGGTCATCCCACTGCGGTATTATTTCTTCACCTTGCTTGCTAGAGCGTTCGAGCCAAGTCAAGTTTTCCATTTCTTGCATTGGCCAGTGCTCCTCACCTCTGTCTTCGTCAACGCGGATCATATCGTCTGAGAAGAATAGACGCGGCTCACCGGTACCAGGTTGAATAGTGCCGTACTCGCTGAGCTTCTCGGCCAATGCTTCGTCCCAGCTGGCCTTATTGCCCTTGTCCTTTACGACAGGCGCAAGCGACATAGAGTTTGGAGCTTCTGCTAGCTCTGCCTGCAGGCGTGGGTTGTCATTGTCTGTCCAGCCCTGGGTAATACGAAGCGCACCGACTATCACGACGCGCCGCTGCTTTATGTGGGCAGTTAGTAGCTCCTTCTCACGGAAGCCGGCCATAACATGCACGTTGTTGTCATGATCAACACCCAAGAGTAAGTAACAGGCTGGATCGCCAAAGCCACCGTCCAACATTTCGTAGTACGTCCAAGAACGGTCGTAGTGATCGTAGTGCTTTATGTGCTTAGTGCGGTCAAACCACGAGCACACAAGGCCGACACGCTTCACGAACTTACCCTCGCGGCGAACCTTGAGCGCGTCTTTGCTAAGCCCTCGGGCCATCTGGTCTTTTTGCTCATCAAGTAACCACGGGTTATCATCCCAACCAGCCATAGATATAAACAAGTCAGGATTATTGGTTGCCTTATATAGGCGTTCATACACCCACGTCATTCCCTTAATGGCAGTCATCGTAAGAATCATGCGCAACTTGTGCCCCGCCTCTTGGCGCACGAAGGCCTCTTCCCAAATGTCCTTTGGCGGCTCTTCATCGAACCAAATCCAGTCCTTACCGGCAGATTGCCATTTCTCGCGGCCTTGCTCATATGACTTGAAGGAGATGTGCGAATTGTCTTTAAGGTAGACCTCTTTCCAGATCTTGCCGCGCAAGTAATCCACATGCGCTATTTGACTGGGCGGCAGCCAACGTTCTAGCTTTGCCTGTACGCCATCCATCTGCAGTTCAAAAGATGGACAGCCTACCCAAGCCTCAACCTTCCCATGTGGGCGTATGAAAGGTAGCGGCTTCTTACCAAGGCTAACTTTACCCTTGCTGATAACTTCAACTTCGTTCACTCGATCAGGTACTACAAAGTTCGCAGTCTCTTCGCCACCCCACTCAGTCTTTCCAACTCGATTGCCCCAAAAGAGCACACGTATAACCTTCTCTGAGCTGGACGCCTCGTATTGCTTCGGGTGCTGTTGAAGATACTTAAGCGGATCAACCTGGCGCCGTCGCTCCTTCTCGTCCATTAACTCAAGAAGCTCGATCTTTTCTTGCCTGGATAGCTCGGTCAAGCTGTTCGTCATCCATGTCCTCAAACTTATGTATAACGTGACCAGAATGTTCGGTTTCTACACGATCTCGCCAGTTAATCTTGCGCCGATTCTTAAGCCAGAAAATGCCAGCTACAGTATCAGGCGGTACAACCTCTTCAGTTGGTACGATCTCTACCCTTTCAATTTCCTTGATTCGTTTGCCATTTTCGTATGTGACCTCTTTTACTTTGATCGGTTGCATCTTGGTATAACGGTAACCTCTGGCTTTTTCATTGAGGCTCTTAGCCACTTCTGCATCTGCATTTTCCTTAGCACTTTTTATGGACTCAAAAAATTGGGGTACTTGCTTCTTCCAGTTATTAATCGTCTGTTCTGTGACCTCAAAAAAATCACCTAGTTCCTTATCAGTAGCACCAAGTAAACAAAGCTTATATGCTTGTTCCTCGTATTCAGATTTGTAGTCAGTCGGCCTACCGCCTGGCATTTATATCACGGCCTTTCGTATAAGTGCGCATTCTGCGACACTACGATTTAATAAATGCTCAATAACACGCATTT